TCCTTATGACCGTTGTAGCGGTGGCGTTTGCCGTTATCACGGGACACATATATAGTGTGCGTATTCATCTTTTATTCTCCTGCGTGTATTTCATTGCGTTTTTGATGCGTCTATGTGCTACTCTCAACAACTGTAACTGTGCATCTGGATTAGTGTCAAGTATGGATAAAGCATCATCTGCATCGGATAGCAGCTTGAAAATCCAATCCATATCTAAATTGTGTTTTGCTTTTGCTTCAGACAAGTCATGTCCTGCATGATGAAGAAGTTCTTCAAGTGTCGCCATCAATTAGTTCCTTCCAGTTTACAGTGTAAATCAGACTTTAGACCAGCGTGGATAGGTTTCAGTCTCAGCATATCGCACACGCAAGACGGGCTTGGGGCGACAGTTTACATACTCTTGCCAGCCAATGAAGCGGGTAAAGTGTCGCATACACTCTAGCCGATTGGCATAGGTGACAGACTTGCCACGCACATCAGTGACATGGAAAGTATCATAGTCGATGTGGCCGATAGGAAACTTGCGCCACAGTACATCGCCATTGCGCTTGACAGTAAATGTCGTACTCATAAGGTTGCCTCATTAGTTGCTGCCCAAGCAGTTGCCCTAGCAGTGTATGACCGTATTTTCCGCTTTACAATGTAAAGCAGAAACTGGATAGCAGACGTGCGAAATCGCCCGGCGAATTAACGCCGGACGTTCCGCTTTCCGCTTTACAGTGTAAATCAGGCGGCCATCGCTTGTTCGTTCATTTTCTGAATGAACACTCTTTGATCATCATGATCCAAATCGTCGAAAGCTTTAAACGCTTTATCAAGCTTCGTTTTCTCAATCTTGAAGGCGTTGCGAATGTCAGCGATGCAATTGGCATTGTCGAATGTTTTGAATTCTTTGTAATATCTTCCGCACGACGAAATGATACTTTGCGCAGTTTGCGGCATTTTTTCGCCTTCATGTTCTGCCAGAAGCTTGCCATCTACATCATATTCCCGACAAGAATACCCGGCTTCGATTGAGAATTGAACCCGAAATGCGCCGGGCGTCATGCCATGTTCTACATTCGCCGCTTTGACGCATTCAAAAATGATTTGCGTTGCTGCTTTCTTGTCTTCGGCGTGGCTTTTGCCGAGGCGATCTGCTTTGGCGACGGCGTGCGATGCATCGGCGGCTTTGATAATGATTGCATTGATATCCATTGTGTCGGTCCTTGTTTTGCGCTTTACACTGTAAAGCAGGTTTCAAAAAATTGCAGGGGCTTGCCCTTACCCCGACAGTATACAGGATTTAGGCAAAACGTCAATAAAATCAGCCCAATTATTTGACTAACATTATTTCTTTGTTTGGGTTAGTTTTGAAATATTATTACCCTGAATTTCATTCAGATATATCGTCGCTTGTCAATCGGAAATCGTCAATCAATCGAAAATATATCATCACTGTGACATAATTACCACACAGAATTCTAGGTGAGAATGCTTCTCAATCGCAAGCAATCCGCCAATTGAGACTGATAATCATTCGCAACACGACCGGGTGGGGCGATCTACTTAGGAATGATACTCATTCGCAACTAGACAGATTGGATGAGAATGATTCTCATTTGCAACGAGGGCTAGATGAGAATGACTCGCAATCGCAATTATGACCGTAGTTGAGAATGATTCTCATTTGCAACACAAGGTATCTGTTATTTTGCAATTGAGAGTCATTCGCAAGTAGGTCTAGGGGGTGGCGAAAAAATGTGCGGCACGCCCTAGCAGCGTATATATAAGGGACTCTGGGAAAATTATCAAAAATAAAGGGGTCAAAATAAAAAAAAGATATCTATAGTGTTGCATAAATACCACAGGGCGGTACTAATTAGTTACTTTATAGTATTTTTTTATATATCTCTATTGTAGAACTATACAGTATAGTGTATAATATTACTATGGAGAATTTAAATAGTAACTATATAGAAACATACATCAACCTTCAGGGATTGTTATCCCAAGGTGTTAACACTCAATGTAATGATGACTTCCTTTCTTTTGTTAGACTGATGGCACCTACCATTGTATCCGACTTTAGAATGGGTCGCCACATTGAAGTTATATCAGATAAACTACAACAGGTACAGGATGGTCAAATAAAAAGACTGATGGTGTTTTTACCACCTCGGTCCTCCAAATCTGTTGTATGTTCCAAACTGTTTCCCGCATGGTATCTTGGTAGAAACCCTGAACATGAGATACTCAGTATATCTCATAGTGATCAGCTTGCCAGTGACTTTGGTAGATCAGTCAGAGATATAGTAAACACTGAAGAATACCAGAAGATATTCAGGGGTGTTGCTCTCCGTAGTGATGTCAGGGCAGCAGGTAAGTGGAAAACAAACCATAATGGAACCTACTATGCCGCTGGTGTCCGATCCCAGATTGCAGGTCGAGGCGCACATGTGGCAATACTGGACGATGCAATGTCGGAAGAGGATGCGATCTCCAGTGCAGGTAGGCGTTTCATCAAGGAATGGTATCCCGCAGGTCTGAGAACACGTATCATGCCTGACGGGGCCATAGTCATAATCAACACCCGATATCACTATGATGACCTCTGTGGCTGGCTTCTGAAGCAACAGGAGAACATGTCCGACTATGAAACTATACCGTGGGAGGTAGTGAAGATACCGGCATGGCTGGATGAGGACGCCTCAGAACTGCTGGACCTTCCCATAGGAACGAGCTACTTTCCAGAGTGGAAACCGGATCGGGTACTGCGAATGGACGAAAGTGAGATCAAGGCCAGCAACGGAAGCCGGTACTGGAACTCACTGTACATGCAAGACCCCACGCCGGAAGAGGGTGGCCTCATAAAGAAACGCTGGATACAGGATTGGGAATACGAAGACCCGCCCAACTGTGAGTTTGTTATACAGACATACGATACTGCCTTCTCTACTTCTACCACCGCTGACTACAGCGTAATACAAACATGGGGCATATTCTACATGTATGACCAAGATGAGGAGGGCAGAGAGGACTTTGCAGCCCACCTGATACTTCTTGGCAACATCAAGGGACGCTATGAGTATCCAGAACTACGACGGCTGGCGCAGAAACTATACAATGAACATAAGCCCGATGTCTGTATGATAGAAAAGAAAGCATCTGGTCAATCGCTCATACAGGATATGCGTAGAGCGGGACTCCCGGTAATGGAATATAATCCTGACAGGGATAAGGTATCCAGAGTTTATGCGGCCAGCCCCATCATGGAAGCAGGTAGACTGTGGATACCCAAGAGTAAGAAGTGGGCAGATGATCTCATTGAAGAACTAATACGTTTTCCCAATGCGGCCCATGATGACCAAGTGGATGCCCTGACAATGGCAGTGCATTATATGAAGGAATCATGGCACCTTTCCCATCCTGAAGACCCCGAAGAAGAAGAGGATCGGGTAAGAGGTGGAAGGGCAACATACTGGAATGTCTGATAAAGATTTGGGATTTAGCAATTTATGTGCTATAATTAATGCAGGGAACAAATTTTGAATAGGGAAATAAATGGCTACTGAAAGAAATCCATACGATATGATGCCAGAAGAAGTTGGCAATGTTGTTGCTATGCCTGTGGAAGAAGAGGCCAACGCAACCTTTGAGCTTGATCCTTCAGATGGTGGTGTTATTGTTGACTTCTCTGAAGAGACTGTAGAGATGGAAGCATCAGAAGATGTTGCCGAATGGTTTGGTGATATGTGTGAACTTCTTGAAGAAGACGAACTAAATGATATCGCCAACGATGTTATTGAAAACTATCAGTCTGATAAAGATTCCCGTGCTGAATGGGAGTCCATGTTTGAGAGTGGCTTTGACCTTCTCGGTCTTAAACTGGAGCAGGGTTCGGAACCCTTTGAAGGTGCATGTACTGCTGTACATCCTCTCCTGATTGAGTCGGCAGTCAAGTTCCAATCCAAGGCATCCGGGGAACTGTTTCCATCAAACGGTCCCGTCAAGGCACAGATACTTGGTAGCTCAGATACTGAAAAAGAATTACAGGCCAACAGGGTTCAGAACTTTATGAACTATCAGGTAACGGAGCAGATGCCCGAATACTTTGATGAGTTTGAAAGAATGCTGTTCCATCTCCCGATTATCGGATCGGCGTTTAAAAAGCTGTATTATGACGCCACGACCAAGCGTCCTAAATCTGAGTTTATTCCTATTGATCAGTTCTATGTGTCGTACTATGCAACTGATCTTGCCAATGCTGATCGTTACACGCATGTAATCTATCGCAGTCCCGTAGAGATAGCACGGGATATTAATGCTGGTGTTTATCAGGCTGTTGATCTTCCCGTACCATCATCTAATAATATTACGACTTTTGCAGAGAAGATGGATACAATTATTGGATTGTCTCCCTCCTCTGATAGTGATCCTCAGTATGTGTTGCTGGAACAACACTGCTATCTTGATATTGAAGAGGAAGATATTCCTCTTCCCTATATTGTTACTGTTGAGAGTCAGTCTCGACAGATACTAAGTATTCGTAGAAACTATAAGCAAGACGATCCAAACAAAGAGAAAATAGAACATTTCGTTCATTACAGGTTTGTACCGGGCTTTGGTTTTTACGGATTAGGTCTTATACATTTCCTTGGTAATTTGACTATGAGTGCTACTGCGGCAATGCGTTCGCTGATAGACGCAGGGCAGTTTGCAAATCTACCGGGAGGATTTAAGGCCAAGGGAGTAAGGATGGTTGGTGATAACGAACCTATTGCTCCCGGCGAGTTCAAGGAGGTTGAAGCAACTGGTATAGATTTGTCAAAGGCTATTGTTCCCCTTCCTTATAAAGAGCCTTCCTCTACTTTATTCCAGATGTTGAATTTCGTAGCTACTGCTGGACAGAAGTTTGCGGACAGCACGGAGCAGGTTATCTCCGATGCTGCCTCCTATGGACCCGTTGGAACCACTATGGCCTTACTGGAAGCAAGCAGTAAATTTTTCTCCGCAATCCATAAACGGCTTCACAAGTCCCAGAAAGATGAGTTCCGTATTCTTGCACGGATTGACTATGACTATCTTCCCACTGAATATCCCTATGATGTTCCCTATGAAGATCGTAGTATATTCAAGCAGGACTTTGACGGACGTGTAGATATTATTCCGGTATCTGATCCTAACATTCCCAGCAACGCCCATCGTATGATGATGGCGAACATGGCTCTGCAAATGGCGCAGCAGTCTCCTCCCGGCATGTTCAATCTGGAGGAACTGAACAGAACAATTCTCAATGCAGCCAATATGCCCAATGTTGATCAGATACTTCCACCAAAGATTGAACCTAAACCGCTTGATCCTGTCTCGGATATCATGGCTGCTACCAAGGGTGTGCCTATTGCAGCCTTCCCCGGCCAGAACCATGATGCACATATACAGATTAAGATGGCGTATCTGCAAGACCCCCTAAACGGTGCAAACCCAATTATGGAACGTATTGCTCCGATACTTCAGGCAAATATTCAAGAACATTCTATTATGAAGTATCAGGAACAGATGAATGGTGTTACCGAGCAGATGATGCAGGGTGTTAATCCTGAAGAAGCCCAGAACCCTGCTGTTGTTGAAATGGTCATGGCACAGGCAGCACAACAGGTTCTTAACGCCAATCAGGCTGTGGGTATGGCGCAGTCTCCTGAACAGCAGCTTGTATCTCTGGAACAGGCCAAGGTTGAGCTTGAAAAACAGAAGCTACAATCTGATACTATGGTTCAGGCTGCTGAGATGGAACTGAAAACCAAGAAGCTTAAACTTGAAGAAGCTGATCAGATCATTGACCTTCTCAAGACCAATGCCAGTAATAGCATGAAAGAAGAAAAAGCGGAGCTTGATCGTCAAGCCAAAGAGCGTATTAAAGAACTGGATATTGAAGGCAAGTTAAATATTGAACAATTTAAAGTAACTGTTGAAAATGAAAAAGAAGTTGCTCAAACAATTAAAGATATGTTAGAAGCAAAAATGCAAGATGATAAAGAAATGGAAGAGAAAGCTCTTGAGGCTTTAACACAATTAGCAGTAATGCAGAAGGAGATGACTGATGATGAACAAGGGTAAGGGGTATCCTGAACACGTAAAGGATACTGGTAAAAGTTTTGGCGATGCCTATGCACAGGATGTAACAGGTGGTCGCAATGTTCGTTCTGTTCTTAATGAATGGGATGAATTTTCTTGGAAGGCTTCTGATAGCAAGAAGGGTTCTAAAAAGAAGTAGATGAATATTTGGGATGAAGTGGTTCAGGGGTTTAACGAAGAAATAAATAAACTTCGACTTACATTATCAAACGGTTCTGCGGAAGACTATTCGCATTACCGCCAAATAGTAGGGTCCATATCAAGTCTTGAGTGGGCCAGAGATAACTTAACAGACATAGTAAAAAAACGTATGTATATGGAGGACGACGAGTAGTAATGCAACAAGTAGGTTTAGGTGGCGCACTAAAAAATGATATGTGGATAACTGAGGATGACGCCCCCGATCCGAGTCCACTACCCACTCTGCCGGGATTTCACGTTTTAGTGCGCCCCGTTTCAGTAAAGAGTGTAACCAAAGGCGGTATTCTTATACCGGATTCAACCAAGGATGATATGTCATATCTCACCACTGTCGCACAGGTTCTAGCGTTAGGAGACTTGGCATACATGGATAAGGAAAAGTTTCCAGCAGGAGCATGGTGTAATGTAGGTGACTATGTATGCTATGGTAAACATGCAGGAACTAAACTGTTTTACAAGGGTATTCGTCTTATACTCTTGTTTGATGATCAGATCATTATGA